ACGTAGCTGCTGACGGTACAAAACTAGATGGCGGTATAATGCTTGCCGATGGAGATAAAGGAGATATTACTGTAAGCAATAGCGGTGCAACTTTTACTATAGATAATGATGCTGTTACTCTTGCTAAAATAGAGAATTTTGATTCTGGGCGAATCATGGGTAGATTAGCTTCAGGTACTGGAGATTGCTCTCAACTTACTGCATCTAGTGTCAGATCAATAATAAACGTAGAGGACGGAGCTACTGCTGACCAGACAGCTAGTGAAATAGTTAGTTTATTAGGTGGACAAAACCTAGACGTTGCAAGACTTTATTCAACTAACGGAACTGTTGGTAGAGATTCTACTGATTATATAGAATTTGTAAATAACACTCGTTTAGACGTAGTTATAAATGGTAGCAACGAGTTTAGATTTGAGTCTGACGGTGACTTCCATGCAGATGGAGACGTTATAGCTCAGTCAACAACTATCTCATCTGATATAAATTTAAAAGAAAATATAAAAGTAGTACCTAACGCACTAGACAAAGTAGAATCATTACGTGGTGTTACTTTTGACTGGAAACGTGACGGTACTCCTAGTGCTGGTGTTATAGCTCAAGAAGTACAAGGTGTATTACCTGAAGCTGTAAAAGAAGTAACTCCAGTAAAAGGTGGAGACAGCCACCTATCAGTAAACTATCATGCTTTAACTTCTATATTGATTGAAGCAATTAAAGACTTAAAAGCAGAAATAGATGAACTAAAAGGAGGTAAGTAATGGCTTGTCCTGCAAGTGGTGAAATTAAAATATCTGATTTAGTAGCTGAATTTGGCGGTAGTGCTCCTCATGGTTTGACGGAGTACTATCGTAATGGTGGAGAAGTTCCCGGAAACAATACTAACGTTCCAGAATCAGGACAAATTTCTCTTACTCAATTTTATTCTGCTGTTAATGAAATACAACAAACATATAGTTCTACAACTACAAACCTAAACCTAGCTACTGTATTTGGCAATAACTGGGGATCTACTGTACCTAAACGAGTCATTATTAATAGTGGCGTAACTATTGGTGCTACATCTGGTAACTATGCTATAAACATACCTTCGGGTATGGCTGGTACTTTAGTTATTGATAACAATGGTAGTATTGAAGGTCATGGTGGATCAGCTAATGGTGGTACTGGTGGAAACGCAATTCACGCTACTTCAACAACTGGAGTAACCATAAATAACAACTCTGGCGCAAGTATAAAAGCTGGCGGTGGCGGAGGCGGTCAAGGCGGTACCGGTGGTACTGGCGGAAACGGCGGTTCAGGTGGTACTGGCGGTGGCGGAATCTATACACAAAGTACAAACTATGGAGCTAGAGGTTCCCTATATAACAGTTCAGGATGGTATCACGGTCTTAATTGCTATAGATGTTCAGGTTGTGCTAACGGATTTTGTGCAGCAAAAATAGAAAGCAACTCTGGAAGTTGTACTTTATCTGGAACACCTAATGGATATAGGTGGCATGGTCATGGATACCAAGAATCTTATGAATCAGGTGTACCTACATATCGCTATGTTGCAAACTGTGTAAAATACGCAAGACCACATACTAACGGTGGAGCTGGAGGAGCTGGAGGTAGTTCAGGCGGAGCTGGTGGAGCCGGTGGAGCCGGTGGTGTAGGACAAGGATATAACCAATCTGCTGGTAGCGGATCTGGTGGATCAGCAGGCTCACCCGGAGGCAGTGGATCTGGCGGATCTAGCGGAGGCACTAATGCTGGAGCCGGTGGTTCTGGAGGTGCACGTGGACAGGGTGGTACTGGAGGAACCGGAGGAAACGGTGGTTCATTTGGTAACTCTGGTTCAAACGGTAACAGTGGAGCAACTGGAAATACTGGAGGCAGTGGATCAAGCGGTGCAAACGGAAACCGAACAAACGGTTCTGGAGGCTCTGGGGGTTCATCCGGTTCTGGCGGTTCTGGCGGTTCATCCGGAGGACTAGCTGGATATTACATTTACAATCGAAACTCTATTACTTTAAATAATTCCGGCACTGTAGCTGGGCGATAACTATGGACTACACAATTACAAAAGTCGAAACAGATAATATTACAGTTACTTACGCTGATAAATCGTGGGCTGTAATTCCACTTGTAAAAGGTCTTTTAAAAGAAGATCTACAAACTTTAATTGCAACATTTGCACCAAAAGAATATGAAAGTTCTGTTAGCGACATACCTTTAAAAGAAGGTGACACAGGAAACACTACAACAGATCAAACACCCGTTGTAATAAAATATGGCTATCAAGAAGTTAGGGCGATTCATTATCCTTCAATAGGAAATCAACTTGATGCTATGTATTGGGCTAGACAAGGTGATGATACAAAACAAAAAGCTTACGATGTCTACATTAATGAAATAAAAACTAAAATTCCAAAGAACGATAAAGAATACACAGAAGAGGAAGCAAAGAACGCTCTTGAATAAATCATATGCTGAAGAGAGATATGACATATGTAAAAAATGTGTTGAATCTACTATTTCTCCTTTGGGATTAAAGTGTAAAAAATGTGGTTGTTTTTTGTTAGCTAAGACAAAAGTCAAATTTATGCACTGCCCATTAGAGAAATGGTAACTCTATATAATAACTATCGCCTTGGAAAATCTACACACGAATGGTTGAGCAAGTGTTCTCCTAGTGAATTAAAAATCATACCTATGAAAGATATTGATTTTAATTTTAAGCCCGAAATGAATGAAAGATATTATTTAGCGGATATTAGATTTCCAATAATACTTTTAACTCGACCAAACGGTAGATACAAAATTGTAGACGGGCATCACCGTTTTTTAAAACTTTTAAATAACGAAGCCACAACTGCTATTGCATTTATAATTAACCACCTAAATTTAGATGAAACAGAAAAAAGGATTTCGGAGACTTTATGATAATTTTCTTAAAGATCAAGAATTACACGAAATAACAAAATTAGTAAAGTCGTTTGACATGTTCTGGATTTTTCGGACTGGTCTTACATTTATGCCACAGGAAGAAATATCTTATGAAAATGTTGGAGATGATTGGGGTTTGTCCTATTTATTAGTACCAACAGTAGAACCAGTATTGTCTCAAAAACTATTTAAAGTTTTAGAACCTTTATTTATTCAATTAAAAATAGAGCATGCTTTACGAATAAAACTAAACTTGAGTGTTGCAACTAAAGAACCACATATAAGTGAATACCATCAAGATCTGCATGCTGAGTATAAGTACAAAACTGCTATCTATTACTTAAATACTTGTAATGGGCACACACAATTCAAGAGTGATGGAGCACCAGTAAAATCAAAAGAAAATCGTTTAATTGTTTTTGACGGTAATCTAGAACACAGAGCAGTAGGGCAAACTGACACTCAAATGAGATACGTAATTAATTTTAATTATTTATCAACCGATTTACCAGATAAACCAAATAAAACATTTTAATGGAAATACCCACCATAGTAATTCCACCAATAAATACTATAGAAACAATTTCTATACCTTTACCTACCGCAGACGTGCCATCATATATTCCTATGGTGGTACCGCCTAGCGATTTAGAAGCTCCTGAAGGAGTAGAAGCGGAAGCTTCAGAAGAACCAGAAACAGGTATTAGAAAAGTAGACATACCGTTTACAGATTTTAAAATGCCTGTCCCGGAAAATGAAATATTAGTAACGGCTGGAACAACTGCGGTTGTTTCTGTAGCAGCCACCCTTACGGCTACAGCAGCGTTTAAATGGGCGGTTACTGCAATGAAACCAATACTAAAAACTACATGGAAGAAGCTAAGCAGCCGAAGAAAGGGCTGATCGGTAAACTAAAAGACATAGGCGAAGAAAAAGAACACCAATTAGAAGTTCTAGGAACTTTAGTTAGATTAGGAGTTGTTGTTTGGTCTGGTTTTATAATTACTATGAATTATATTGATATACCCATGGTAAAGAAGTCTGGGAATAGCGATATCACTTTCGTAGCCAGCGTTTTTACGGGCGCGTTGGCAACGTTCGGTTTGACTACTGGCAAGAATGGTAGTAGCAAGCCACCTACAAATTGCCCAATGATGAAGAAACCAGAACAAAAATGAAGAAATTACTTCTAGTTCTGGCTTTGCTATCACCCAGCATAGCAAGAGCTAATACTGTCACTCCTCAGTTTACATCAGGGAGTATGAACTCGACGACCACTACCACTCAAACTATTGTGGAGACGGAGCAACGCCAAGTATGGGGTGCTGCCGTAAATACGTGGTCAGGAAATAACGTAACTGCATCTGGAAATTTATCAGACGCAGCTACAACATTTTCAGTAACTGACACAGCATTACCGTGGAATCTAGAAACCACAACAAGAGCAGCAGGCTTAGTAGAACAAATAGACTTTACAAGAAACTATACAATAAACTCTACTACTACATCGCTCTCTGTATTCTCTCAGTAAGTCCTGTACTTGCAGAAGGAGACACCAATAATAATAGTAACCCCGTGGCAGCCGCGACGGGAAATGTTACAAATCAAGCTGTACAATTTCAAAATAATGGAGCTCCTAGCCGACAAGCCTTTGGTAGCAACATATCTTGCAATGGCAGCACCATGACATTTAGTCCATTTTATATGGGCAACGATACACAACCAGAAACAGAAGATGGTTATGTTATCAACGAGAACTGGGGGTTCCAAATAAATTTTTCAGTTCCTTTAAACAGAGATTTGACTAAGCAATGTGAACGCATGGCAGAAAGTCAAATACAAAAAAACAAATTAGACTTTGAGCTGGTCCGTGCATTAAAATGTGCGGAGCTACAGCAAAAGGGCTTTACCCTGCGACCCGGATCACGTGTATATCACATATGCTCCGACGTCGTACCTATTCAATCACTATTAAAAAACAATGTTAGCAATCCTTAAACCATTTGTACTATCTGCACTTAAGTCACCAAAATTTAAGACTTTTGTAGTTGAACTACTAGAAAAATTAGTAGAGCAGACAGATAACGATTTAGATGATAAGGCATTAGCAATGGTCAAAAAAGGACTAGGAATCTAATGGCAAACGTCAGTCTAAAAATCGGCAAACATAAAAGTCGGACTGGCGGACTCACCAAAGCTGGTCGAGAAAAGTACAACAGAGCTACAGGCTCTAATCTAAAAGCACCGCAACCCGGTGGAGGTCCTCGCAAAAGATCATTTTGCGCCCGTATGTCAGGGGTAAAAGGACCAATGAAAGACAAAAAAGGCAGACCTACTCGTAAGGCTCTTGCCCTTCGCAAATGGAAATGTTAATTATGCCAAAAGGAAAAGGTACCTACGGTACAAAAAAAGGAAGACCACCTAAGAAAGGTAAGTGTTGTGCCTGCTAAAAGAGGGCTATACGCCAACATCCACGCCAAACGTTTAAGAATCAAAAAAGGTTCTGGCGAAAAGATGAGAAAACCCGGAGCTAAAGGTGCTCCTACTGCTGCTAACTTTAGACGTGCAGCTAAAACAGCTAAAAGATAATGAACAAAAAAGCAACCGAAGATCAGTTCAACGAGTTGCATAATCTAGTTACAAAGGAGTTCCTCTCTCGCATCAAAGCTGGAGAGGCAACTACTCAAGACTTAAAAGCAGCTTGTGATTGGCTTAAAGCTAATGACATTAGTGGAGTTGCTTATGACGGAAACCCTCTGTCAAAACTAGCACAGGTTATGCCAACTGTTGATCCAGAATTAGTACAGGCTAAACTCTATGGCAGAAACAGCTAAATACTACAGATCCAACCCAAAAGCTAGAGCAGTCAGACTCAAGCAACAAAAAAAATACAACAAAACTAAAAAGGGATTAGCCCTGCGTGTAAATGCAAATCGACTTAATAGACAACTTGGTACCTACGGAAATGGCGATAACAAAGACGCTGCTCACTATAAGGGGAGTACTACCAAGGGAAGATTACAGAAACCATCAGAAAACAGAAAAAGCCGACTTAAAATACGTAAATGACCCCTCTACTACCTAGTCCAAAACATTACTTACAAAACTTAATAACCATGACAAGTTCAGATTCTAAAAGGCTCTGGAGAAGAGCAGTTAAAGAGCACTTCAATTGTACATGCGTTTATTGTGGAAAAACTTATGACATCAAACAACTTACACTCGATCATGTCAAACCCCGGTCAAAGGGAGGACAAGATCTTACAACAAATGTTGTCTGTGCGTGCAGGCAATGCAATGCGGACAAAGGTAGTAGTCACTGGCTCGGATGGATGCGTAAAGCATTTGGATTTCAGCCATTGCGAGAGCTAATTATTCATCAACACATTATTAAAGGAACTTAAAATCATGGCAAGAAGAGGATTATCATCTACTGAAGCTAAAAAGAAAAGAGACGCACTCTTTGATAAACTAAAGAAAAATAGATCAAACGTTACATACGAACAAAACAGAAAGAACAACACCGGTGGTGGTGGTAAAACTGAAAAACCTACTGCTAAGAAAAAGCTTACTGGTAAAGAAAGAGCACAGAAAATGGCTAGAGAAAGGATTGCTGCTAAAAAAGCAGGAACTTATAAAAAGCCTAAGACTGCACAAGAGTTAGCAAAAGCAAGACTTAAAATTAAAAAGAAAAAGAAGTAAATGCTAGACGACATTGCACGCCGAGCGATGCAATCTCATGTCAAAGCATCGCTTAAAAAAATACCAAAAAACGTAACTAAAGCTAAACCTAAACCAGTTATAAAAGCTCCGCTTGTTAAAGAAGTAACAGGTGGAGACTTATCTAAAAAGGCTTATGTTGAAATGCAGTTACGTACTTTACCTAACATAGGTAGACCTAACTATGGTCCACGTGCACCCGGTAAAGGTGTTAGAGCACAAAGACCTACAAAAACAAAAGGTGCTAGAAGTATTATAGCTAGTGAGCCTATGGGTTTGATAAAACAGTATCCAGACTTAAAATACGAAATCAATATGTATATGCGTGAGGCTTATAGACATGCTAGAATATATGGCGATTTAAAAGGTTTTAAAGATTTGGTAATGCCAGATGGAAGACGTTTTAGACCTAAACCTAGTCAAAGTGCATTTCAAGGTCTTATACTAAAAGCTGACGATAAAGCTAAAAGAAAGATTATTTTAGACAGACGATCTAGTAGAGAAAACCCTTGGACACAAGAAGCTGCACGTAATGATGTTTATGGAGCACTATTAAAAGTAAACAAAGAACATCATTTTGACAGATTGATGCAACTAATGAAAGAACAGCATAAAGCAAAAGTTGATACATTAGGTGGTCAAACAAAAGGGCACTTTATATCTTTAGATAATGGTGGTCTAGATGTTGCAGAAAACTTTGGACCTCAAGCTGGTAAAAGTAGATATAAAATAGTTAACGGAAAAAAGGTAGAGATACCGGGTAATTATTCTGAACAGGCAGATAGTACTGTTGGGTTTGGTGCTAATAAAGGCGTCAATAACTGGGATGATTACGTACGTATGAAGCTACCAGAACTAGAATAGTATGACAGACGTTTTAACGTCCTTACAGGGCGATTTCAAGCTGTTTCTGCAAGCACTGTGGGACCAGCTTGACCTCCCTTCACCTACAAGGGCACAATACGCCATTGCAGACTACTTACAACACGGACCAAAGCGTTTACAAATCCAAGCCTTCCGAGGAGTCGGAAAAAGTTGGATTACTGGAGCGTTTGTGTTGTGGACACTCTTCAATGACCCAGAAAAGAAGATAATGATAATATCAGCTTCTAAGGAAAGAGCTGACAACATGAGTATCTTCTTACAAAAACTTATTATTGAAACACCATGGCTAAGTCACCTACAACCAAAGAGCGACGACGCGAGATGGTCAAGAATTTCCTTCGACGTTCTATGCTCACCTCATCAGGCACCATCAGTCAAAAGTGTTGGTATTACTGGTCAGTTAACGGGAAGCAGAGCAGACCTAATGATTCTGGACGACATAGAAGTTCCCGGAAACAGCATGACGGAGTTGATGCGTGAAAAGCTTCTTCAACTCTGCACCGAAGCAGAATCAATCCTTACGCCGAAAGACGATAGCCGTATTATGTATCTCGGGACTCCTCAGACTACTTTTACTATTTATCGTAAGCTGGCAAGCAGGAATTACAGACCGTTTATTTGGACCGCAAGATATCCAAGAGACAGTACAGCATTCGAGGGGTTAATAGCTCCACAATTACAAGAAGACATAGATAATGGTGCAAAACCATGGGAACCTACAGATGACAGATTTACAGATGATGACCTCGTTGAAAGAGAAGCGTCCATGGGACGTAGTAACTTCATGTTACAGTTTATGTTGGACACAAGTCTGTCAGACGCTGAGAAATTCCCTCTCAAGATGGCTGACCTTATTGTTACTAGCGTTAATCCTACTAAAGCACCCGACAATGTCGTATGGTGCTCAGACCCACGAAACTGTCTTAAAGAGTTACCCACAGTTGGGTTACCGGGAGATTATTTCTACTCGCCCATGGCATTACAAGGAGAGTGGACTGACTATCAAGAAACCATCTGCTCGGTTGACCCCTCCGGTAGAGGAGCCGATGAAACAGCAGCCTGCTATATCTCCCAGAAGAACGGCATTTTATACGTACATGAGATGCGTGCCTACAGAGACGGGTATTCAGATGCGACCCTGCTCGATATTTTAAAAGGATGTAAGAAATACAACGTAAATACACTCGTTATAGAATCTAACTTCGGTGACGGTATCGTAGCTGAGCTATTTAAGAAACACTTACAACAGACTAAACAACGTATATTAGTAGAGGAAGTTAGAGCAAATGTTCGGAAAGAAGACCGCATTATTGATACCCTTGAGCCTATTCTTAATCAACATAGGCTTGTTATCAATCGCGATATCATCGAATGGGACTATAGATCAAACATGGAAGCAGCTCCCGAAGAAAGGCTTCTATACATGTTGTTCTACCAAATGAGTCGCATGTGTAGGCAGAAATACGCTGTCAAACACGATGACAGGTTAGACTGTCTAGCACAGGGAGTAAAATACTACATAGATGCCTTTGGTATCTCAGCACAGGAACAGATCAAGTTAAAAGCACAGGAAGAATGGAATGACCAACTAGCAGCGTTCTTAGATGACCCAGAAGCTAGTGCTAACCATTTGGTCCTAGGACTCGATCTAAACCAGCGTGAGAAGGCGAGAGGTAATAAAGGTACTAAAACAGGTTACCACTGGGTTCCAGAGCGGTAGCCTCCTATTAGGGGAGAGAAGGGTGGACTCTCCCTCATCAAATACATCCACTGTTAGCCGGATATCCCTTTTGATATCACTTCTAACTACTACTACTACCTTAAATATGAACTGTTATGTATGTAATACCCCTTTAGTATGGGGTGGTGATGAAGACGTAGAGGACAAAGAGTCAGAACATAAGATAGTAACTAACCTATCTTGTCAGAACTGTAAATCATTTGTGCTAGTCTATCATGGAAAATAAACTAAAGATAAACCACTTTAAAGAGTTATATAAGAGTCTAAAGACTCCTTTCCCACCCATTAACTTCCTAATACTAGGCATGTTGATTGGATTAGAACAAAGATGGATAAATCTAAAAGCAGAACAAACCGTAGACATGGCTATCGACGAATACCACGCAAAAATGGACGAGTTGTCAGAGCCAGTGTACAAAGCTGTTATAGAAGAAACAGAAGATGGGGGTTTTACTATAGGGTACTTCCCTGAAGAGAAAGAAGATGAATAATATAGGATTAGAAATACTATTCTGGACGATACTGACAATGTACGTCCTCACCCGTTTAGGAGTTTTTAAATGAAGCTGTTCTTAGATTCAGCAATTATCAAAGATATAGACGGCAGACTAGATTCTGGCGTTATATCAGGCGTTACCACCAACCCTACGCTGATAAAGAAGAGTGGTAGAGAACCAGATGACGTCTACGCCGATCTAATACAAGATCTAGGCGTTAAAGACGTGTCAATAGAGGTAAACGGACAGTTTGCCGACAAGTTGATAGAGAATGGAATAAAGTATGGTAAGTTATGGGTAGATAAAGCTACTATTAAACTACCTTGCACACCAGAGGGTATAAAGGCTTGTAAGATGCTTAGTTATATGGGCATACGTACTAACATGACGTTAGTGTTTAGCGTGTCACAGGCGATTCTATGTGCTTTAGCCGGTGCTACATACGTGTCACCTTTTGTTGGACGTTTAGACGACAACGGACACGACGGTATTGGATTAATACGTGAAATAGCTAAAGTATTTTGCCATAACAGAACAGATACAAAGATACTAGCTGCCAGCATACGTGATGCTGCTACAGTCGGTAAAGCATTTCAAGCCGGTGCACATATTTGCACCATACCGCCGAAAGTCTTCGACGATATGTACAAACATGTGCTCACAGATAAAGGACTATTCCAATTTATTATAGACTCAGGACAGATTAACCCTTAAATTTTGGCAGAAATGTGTCAGGTGTATTATATAATACGACGCCGGCAGGTTTCCCCCATAGGGGTTGCTCTTCTAACGCACAGGCACGCACGCGTTAATTGATCGCGTGTACGTGTCCAATGCGAGTCCAGACCGCTCGCTTCGCTCGCTCCATCCCAGTCATACCAAGGGATGTCAAGCATTGTAGTACTGTCCAAGAGACAGCACTGCTGGTCGTGGGAGCGAGGCGTAGCCGAGCGGTAAGCTATACATTCGCGACATGCGTGACGCGTGGGAGAAGCGATCTGTTGCTAAGCCAGTACACAACAACAATACTATGTATTGTTACAGAATGTTAAGATGATTTGCAAACCTAGTCGGGACGGTCCTACAATGGGAAGGTAGATAGAGTTGTTTACGTTATGTTATATTCTCTCTCCTAGAATAGGTGAGAGAGATAATATAACTTAACTACAACTCTCTACTCACTGTTCAATTACAATTTTCGATTATGTTCAACGTTTCAATTCAGCCAACACCTCGCACCTCAACAGCAGTTGAGAAGATACAGGTTAACCCTTTCACAGGGACTGTGACACTTCGTTACACCAATGGCTATGAGTACAAGTACTCAAACGTTAGCAGAGCTAAGATTGTTAATCTATTGATTAACGACAACATGTCACTTGGCTTCTGGGTACAAGAGCTTTCACAGAAAGCTATCAGAGTCAGAGATTACCTTTACGGTAACACTGTCGCTACTGGTAAGCTATGCTACCAGTTCATCGGTGCTACTTGCGACAGCAAGGCTGCACTACCTTTCTAACCTACGGTTAGTAAGCGTCGTTGGTCCTCGCTTGGGTTCGATTCCCAAGGACGCAATTACCCTTTAGGGTAAACTGTTCACCTTACATCCATCCTGTCATGTTAGTCCACATCACCAAAAAATCTAGCAATGCTAAAACAGGCAGAATGCCTGTAACTACTACCGAGGAATCATCATGCCCATCAACATGTCCACACCTACAGTCCGGCGGTTGCTACGCAAAGTCAGGTCCGGTCTCTTGGCATTGGAAAAAAGTCAGCAAGGGTCTACGTGGTGGTTCTTGGTCTGAGCTATGTGACTACGTTAGTAGTCTAGACAAAGGTCAGCTATGGCGTCACAACCAAGCTGGCGACTGGGGTTACACAAGGCACCAAGGACGCGAGTACATCAGACTTGACTTGCTCAAGTCTCTTGTTGACGCCAACAAAT